TAACGCTTAGCATTCATGGTGAGGTCACCGAGCTGGATGCCAGCAGTTGTAGCTTCATCAACTTCACCTTCAGCCGTTGATGAGCCGTGTACGGTTTGACGTGGGAATTGCTGTTCACCTACAAGGCCAGTCAACACGGTAGTGCCGAGCTGCTCAAAGATGAATGGTGCAAGCAATTTTTCGATGAACGCAGGCACCTCGGTAGGTCGAAATGCCGAGCCTTGTCCAGCGTCGATCTGAAAGTTATCAGCAACACCTGTGCGGAGGTAATCAATTACCTGTGTAGGGATTGAAATGTCCGCGCCTGTGCCGTAATTCTGCGAGCGTGACCACTGCGTAAATTCTCCCCACACGCCGTCAACCTCGCCGCGCTTGTCGATTGAGGTAATTGCATCGGCAAGAGATGCACGTTTCACCATCTTGCGCACCTCAACACCATCACCGTCAGAGCTGGCCTCGCCAGCAACGGCGCGCGCAGCGCGTGCAGCCAGCAATGATTCGGTTTTCTCTTCCGTCCGAATGCGAGCGTCAACAGATTCAATTTCACTAACAAGTGCGGCCTGACGCTGTGACTGCTCTTCAGTTAGGGCCTCACCACTTTTGGCGAGAGCTGAGATAGCGGCAAGGGCATTTTCTTTGTCGGCCCGCTCCGCTTTGAGTTGATTAATGTTCATTGCTTTGAACGATTTATGATTAGTGCCTTCAGCCCTCGTGGCCTCCAGCATCGCCCCTTCCGGAGCGGGTTTACTTAGAATATCCTGCGCTGTTGAGGCGATGCCTTCAGCTGCGCGGTCATCTGCACTGTCAGCTGCCTCAACAATCACAGGTACATCGTATTCATCTTGACCCTCACTGCGCAATCTTGCACGTGGGTCAGCAGGTATAGGAGCTAGTGAAATCTCCATCGGCTCCCAATCAATAGCGCGATAAATTGGATAACCATTTTCACCCTTGCGGCCAGTGTCAACATATCCGTGCACCTTGTAGCCTACGCTGACAGTGTCCAATATGCCGTCCACTACGTCACGAAACACAGGCTCCACATCTTCACGGCTGCTAAATCGCATCACTGCTGTACCTTGCTTACCGTCAATCTTACCGATTGCCTTGCCGAATACGCCGCGCACACCAGCGAATTGATTGTGATTGTCCAATATCGGCACACCAGCCATAAGGCGCTCGGTGCGTACTTCACCGCTCTTAAATCCGAGCTCCTCCCAAAAGTACCTATCACCGCGCCAATCGTAGCGCAATACGGGGTATTCAGTGCCAAATGTTACCTCAACCGTGCGCGCCTCTAAATTCACATCACCAGTGACAGCGGCTGCGCGCATGCCAGTGGTAATCTTATTCATTGTTGTCATCGTTGTCATCGTCATCATTATTATCAGTGTCATCAGCGGCGGCCACAGGCTGTGCTGCATCAGGCGCGCTGACTTTCTTACTATAATTCTCTAACTCACTCAGCGCAATCTGATTAACCTGCACAGTGTGCACATCACCACCGTCAATTGGATTGTAACGCTCCAAGAATCGCACCTCATTGCGGCTGAGCACACCATTTTGCAACATTTTATCGTAAAATTCAGTGCGTGCCTTCATGTTACCGCGCAGCAGCTCATTCATATCGTGCCTAAATCGCTGTGTCATCTGCTCACTTGGCAGCAGCAATTTCATGTTAAACTCAGCCTCAATTGACGCGCATAGCGGTGCCAAGGTGTGTGAGGTGTAATTTTGCACCGTATTCTCGTAATCACGGTAATTACTACCTCCCTCAAGGCCTATCATGGCAGGTGGCATATTAAAGATGCGGCACACCTCCTGCGCATTAAACTTGCGGCTATCAACGGACTGAGCCTTGTCAGGCTCAACGCCAAATCTCTTGTAATCAATATTAAATGGCAGCATGCGCGTCTGCTTGCCCTTTTGACTTTCAAAGGAATCAACCAATGTGGCAATCTGCTCCTTGCTCATGGGCGTTTGGCTCGTGAGCAATCCTGTCATTACGCCGCCATTCTTAAAGAATTGCGCCGCATAATCCTGCGCAGCCTTTAAAATGCCTATCGTATCGCGGTTAATAGTAACAGGTGATTGTCCAAATAAATACCTTAAATGAATAATATCATCACCGCTAACCGTAATCTCGCGTAAATTGTCAGGGTCACGTCGGTCAATAATCTCGTAAAATACGCGCCCTTGACTAAGCCTGCGCCACTTAACATCGAGTGAACCTAACCAGCGCAGCTCAATAGGGCGGCCATCGCGGCGAATTACCCACGCATAGCCGCTGCCAAATAGCAATGTCATCGCAATCAGCGATTGACGGAAGTAATAACCAGTCAACACGCCATCAGGTGAGGTGTTGAGCAATCGGCTAGCAGGGTTGTCGTACACTAACCTAAATCGGCGCTCGGATTCGTCAAATAACTCAATCGGTAGCTGCGCAATATCTGATGCAATGCGGTTAATGCACGAGTAAACCACACCAATCTGATATGCTTTTTCGGGGTCGATGTCAATGCCAGCCTCGCTTTGTCCCGGAACGAACTGTGACCAAAAGTTATCTTCACCAGTCCAGGCTACATAAATTCCGCGCTGCTCATCTGTTTCACCTATTCGTTGAAGTGAATCATCTAAACTGCTTGTAAATAAACGCTTTATACCGTCAATCAGCCCCATAGTTGGGCGTAAATATACATATTTTTTGACTTGTCATAGCCGATTAAAATAAAGTTATTGCGCACAAAAAAAACCGCTAAATGACGTTTCATCTAGCGGTCCTGTGCTTGAGTTAACCGAAAATTGCATTTGACTGCGTGAGGCTGCTAATGTAATAATTTATAGGTCAAATCCAAACACCTCAGTAATAATATCGCTATTGCCACCAGCCGCACGTTCATGCATATATTGCCCTAACGCAATAACAGCGGCAACAGGGCCATCAACGCGCACGCGGTCAATCTTACTGCTCTTGACAATCTTAATATTTTCGCTGTTATCGGTGTGAATCTTCACCGATGACATCTGCCAGCGCATCATCATTGAGCCGTCATGCACTATCTTACCTTGACTAACTAGCGCGTCAAATTGCTTGGTCGGCTCCGATATGTGCAATATGCTCTGCGAGTACATTTCGCAGCGTATGCCATCCTCAACAAGCTGAGGTATTATCACTGTGGCCATATATTTATCATAGGCTATTGTCTGCACATTGTGCTCACTTACAATGCCTTGGATATATCTCAATATCTCTTGGTGGTCAATTACATCACCTGGCGTTATGATGCAGCTGCCTTCACGCTGATAACTCAGATAATCAACACCAGTTTCCGCTTGCATCATAGCCTCATTTTGAAAGAATTGCACCCTTAGATACATCTTGTCGTGGACTTCATCAACCCACAGCATTGCCACCGCGCAGGTGTCACGATATGCGGCAAGGTCAAGGCCTATCCACATCGGCAATGACTTCAAGCTATCTATGTCGAGCTCACCAGCGCATCGCATCCACACGTGGTCGTCAATAAATCCGTCAACACCTTTGGCCCACACGTTAAGGTGCAATCGCAAGAAGCTGCTGACCTTGCGTGGGTCTAGCTTAGCAGGTTTGTACGCTTGCTCAACAAATTCATTCATCGACATTATTGAGCCTAACCCTGGATTGGCCTTCTGCCACACCTTAGGATCATGCCAATCATCCTCAGGGCTCGCCTCGTATAACACTGGCAGCAGCGTGTCATCAGGTGTCACACCTTGCTTGACCTTCCGCACATATTCCCAATCGTGAAAGCATCTGCTATTGACATCGCTGCCTGCGGTCGTCATAAAGAAATGCAGCGGCTGCGTGCGCACGAGCGATGAAGTAGTTAACGCCTCCAGCGCGTTAAGCTGCTTGGGCTGTAAAAATTCATGTAGCTCATCGACCAACACCGCGTGTGTGTTCAATCCGTGGCGGCCATCGGTGGAGGCGAGCACCTCCAGCACACTATCATACTTACCGTAGCTTACAACATTCTTGCGCGCTTTCATCATGCCTGCCAATATTGGCTCTGCTTTGATAAAGTATTTAATCGGGTCCAGGACACGGCGGCCTTGCTTTTCATTGCTGGCTAAACAGTACACTTCAGCGCGCTGCTCACCATCTTGCAAGATAATTGACAGCGCCATTGCGGCAATCAATGTGCTCTTAGCATTCTTGCGAGGTATGCCGATAAACACTCGGCGAAATCTGCGCATATCCCCCATCTCATTGACGGCGCTATTGCGCCGCTTCCAGCCAAACACAGGCCGAACAATATCATTTTTCTGCCATTCATCCAGCAGCATCTTCTGCCCTGCTTTTGCGCCCTCAGGATAGCGGCAAAATTGCTCAATAAACTTCACCCTACGCTCAGCCTCAACAGGGTCAAAGTAATAATCACGCTGACCTTCATCGGTGCGCGGTGCAGTAGCCTCAATGACTTGCTTGCACCAAGCTGGAGCCGACGATGAATCCAGCAGGTAATTAGTCCACTGCCGTGACATTACGCAATCAATTGTGTGTTGGGGCCGTCTTTGATTTCTTTACCAGCACGAGCCATCTGTAATAGCTTGGCAGCTTCTCGCGTCAGCATCTGCTGCTTGCTCATTAGGATTGACGCTAATGGATGCGGCTTTGTCTTCACCTGACCCTGGCTACCTACCTCCTCAAGGGTGTAACCTTCATTGTCTATCTGCTGCTGAAGCTGGTCAATATCGTCTATAATCAC